CGTACTTGGCTTTGATAATTTAGAATACCAAGTTGCGTCATAAAATATGGTAGCATCTATTCTTTGAATAGTCCAAGTATCAATAATGCCTGTTGTGCTACCCTCATCTCTCGTGGTTAGAACTTTTAATCTAATACCTGTATCTTGTGTCCCTGCGGGAGTAGATGCTGTAAAATATATAACGCAATCCTCACCTGCTTCATAACCGCCTAATTCTTGAACGGGCGACACACCCGTCGCACCCTCCACAAGTGGATAAAAAAAATAGAATTGGGGATTGGTCTTGTAATCGGTTGGGACTGCGGTCGGTGGGTTTGTCGCTACTCTTGGGTCTATGGGGACATTCGTGGGCGACCATTCCCCTAATTGGCGACACTTTAAATTATCACTATTCGCCACTAAATAATTGTCCTCGTGCGATGTGGATACCGCCCTTCCATTAAAAGTTAAATCACTTGTAAATGGTAGCGGTATCGTGTAATCGCCCGTGTGGTTCACATAATATTCATATTTTAATGTGAGTTCATTATCTTTAAATCCACCTATCGTATCACCTCTAAACTCCATCGTATCCTCTACTTCGGTCCCTTTTGCGTTAATAGCGGCACTTTCTATACTCACAACATCTCCCGCTTTTACTTCTATTCCTGTGGTGCTAACGGAGTTCGTCCATCTATTATTGAATTCGTCAATACTCGTATCTCCATTTTGGTCTATACTTCTTAATCTATTCGCCTCTAAAATGACGCTTTCCATAGTATAATCTATATTATGATTATATTATAGTTTTTATTTTTTAGGCGGAAATCATTATCTCACCATTCTTGATTGATGCGGTGCGTTCAACCATCGCATAAGTGCGGAGAGTGCGGGCAGCAAAATCATCCTGCGTGCGTGCGTAGGTTAGGTCAAGTTCAATTGGTTTTACACCAACCAAGCGACCATTTCCTAATTGGTTCATACCATTAATGGATAAGTCAAGACCTAAATAGTGAGAGCAAGCACGGAAATCACTTGTCCCAAGACCAGTCCCACCATCACCAGCACCAAGACCAGCAACGGGGGCGTGTAAGTCAATTGTGGCGTTGGATATAGATGATTGGTTCAAGTTAAAATCAGCGGTAGATTTGTCGGCATCAGCATCAAAAGAATACAACTGATTAGGGCACATTAGCGGACGACCAGCGGCAAGAGCGAGTTCGTGATATTTGCGTGATGGCGATTGGAGTGGGCGGTCGTAAATGCGTTGGTCGTTAATGCGGTAGTTGACCTGTGTCTCGGTTGTAGGTGGTTTGGATACATATTCGCCCAAAATCTTACTTCTGTAGGTCTGTGGTTTGTCGCTAATGTAGAGCGAACGCACAACGCGTCCCGACACCGCAATTTCGCGTTGAACCTGTTGTTGAGTAGTGCTACCACCAGCGGGAGCAGCAACCGCCTCAACCTGCGATGTGGTTAAAATTAAATCTTCGTAAAGAAATGCTAAACCACCCTCGCTCTGTATCATAGCGGCGGTTTTATTCATAGTATCATCACTATAATAAAGATGGTCGCTTACGAATTTAATATTGACCTTTGATGGGGTGATTGTATTTGCGGCATCGGTAGCGGGTTCGGCATCACCAAAGCAAGCAACAATTCCACGAGTAGCAACCGAGTTTTGGATGTTGAAATTAATGACTAAATAGACATTCTCCTTCATCGCAAAAAGCGGGAGTTGACGGGACTTCATCATAGGAATAAGTTGCGAAAGTTTGAGTGAATAAAGTGGTGTGGTGCTATCGCTACTTGTAAGACGGCAAAGAGCGGGGACTTCGGCAGCAGAACCATCGGCGTTATACGCTAAATCGCGATAACCGATGCGACCATTACCAGTATTCGCACCAGCACTTCCGTTGTTAGTAGCAAAGCGGTCGCCACACGCTCCCTCCTTAACCATACCAATCTCCGCTCTGTGTTCGGGCGTTTGGAATTGTCTCATAAGAGTATGATAGTGTGCGAAATCTTCGGTGGATGAAACAACCTGACCGCCGACCTTGAGTTGGACGCTATCAATCATCGCGGCAACTCCCGTTGTAAGTGGGAAAAAACATTTTTGCTGTCCTGCGGCACAAGTCGCTCCTAATTGTAAAAATGAACCGCCATCTAATATACCAGTTCTCGGGATTTGAAATACTGCTTGAGTGTCTGTGATTGTGATTGGGTCTAAAACCTCCGTATGGATAGTCATCGTATCAATTGACGGAAGTGGTTGAACCTTCAAAACATCGGGTAAACTATTACTCATCTTATATAATCTAATAACATAAATTATATAATTTATTTTAATTAATTTTTTACTCACCCAATACACCCAAGAATATTTAAACTTTTATGAAACTACGGCGATGCCTTGTGGAGAGTAGACAAGTTGGTTCTTGACTAAAGCATAAGTATAGACGGCGTTGGGTGATGCTCCATCTAAATCACTTCTAATGCGGACGGCGTAAGAAACACCCTTAAATGAAACACCTTCTTTGGAGACATTATCTAAAGCAAGACCAATCGCAAAATTGCGGGAAACGGATGGGTCAGCGGTGAAATCAACACCACCAGCATTCGTGCCTACACTATCAACGGCAGAGAGCACCTGTAAGCGGTCGCTATATAATCTGCTATCCTTCGCACCGAACGCCTGTAAAAGTGGTTGATTGAGTAAATGTTGAGCGGTGTAAAATGGACGGACGGCGTTGATAGCGTTGACCTCAACCTGCGTTGGTGGTCTATTCTCCGTAGATTGTGTTTGGACTGATAATTCATAATCAAGACCCAATTTGAGACCGCCTCTACTAAAGTTAACTTTGTCTAAAATACAGCGAGTTCCGTAAGCATTACCTTTGGTAAGTGGTGGGTTAGCAAAACCATCGTGAGCGTAGTTGTTAGAGTGCGTAGTTGGTAAAAAGTTGTGAACCACCGAGAGCACATTATTAGCGGCAAGATTGAATGTCTGTGTGTTATCACTCGCATTAATGACCGAGTAGAGCGAGTTGTATGAGTTGTATTCAAAAGCACCCGAACCCGCAACCATCATTTTCTCCTGACCCGCAGCATCAGGGACAAGTAAATCGTATGAGAGCGAGACATTCTTGAGTTGGTAAGAAGCACCACCACCATCGGCGGCATTTGCCCCCTTAAGAACCTGTTGGTCGCTCGCAAGTTCAATAACAAACTGAAGACCTCTCATTCCGTTAGTGCCGAGTGGGAGTGCCTTACCCGAGTTCATAACTCCCGCATAAAACGGGATGCTAAATTTAACCTCGTTGTTGATGAGATTATCGCTTGACTGCTGAACGGCGGTCATAAGAGCAACGGCGGACTGATTAGAAGCGTAGTCGTCGCTTGAGTGAGTGGTAGCAAGTAGGGTTGAAATCATCTTCCCATAATTGCGGACTTGCTCTATGGTCTGTCCCGTAGAAGCAGAGTTGATAGCGATGTTCTGTATGACCGAGTTAACACCGATGCGGTCGTTCAACTGAATTTGGTGTGCTCCTGCGTTGTTATTCTTTAATCCCTGATTATCGGGGAGAGTAGTGCCGTCAGCACGGACTACTTTCAAAGTTCCGTTCAAGCGTAGGGATGATGGGCGGAGTAGTTTTGCCTGCGATGCTACATCAAAAGTGATTGTCCCGTGCCCCTGCTTGAATGAGTAAGTGTTATTGGATGGGTTGTTAAGTGGGAAAATTTCCGCTTTCTCAACGCTTTCAATATTCATATCCATTATATAATCTATAAATATAAATTATATAATTTATTTTAATTAATTTTCATCTCACCCGCTACACCCAACTAAACTATTTATAAATCACTTGCCTCAACTCCGTTGTTGGTTATGCTAATGCGGCGAAGATGGTCTATATAATTGTTGAATATCTTAAGTCCTGTGGCGGTGTTCTCATAATCTATGCGGCAAGAAAGCGACTGCTCGCTTAAATCGGCGACCTGATTGTATTTACTAAATGCTCTCGCAATAGCAAAGTTTTTGGCGACCCTGTGTAAAGAGCGGGGCATATTACCCGAGTTGACTAATGCTCCCTCAAGTTGCGATAAATGAATTGCCTCCGCCTTATTTTGCTCGCTAACATTTTGGTTCGCAGTTCCAAAAGTGTCTACTGCCTGTGAGTAGCGTCCAAGTGGGACATTCTTGACTGGTATGAGTTCAGTTCCGTAGACGAACTGATATTGTCTCGCATTATCGGGGACACCCGAAAGTGAGCGTTTGTTAAAATCTCTAAAATCGGCAATAACGAGTGGTTGGACGAAGACCGATTTCACGCGTTTTTGCGAGCACGGAATAAGATTGGATGTAAGTCCTGCGGCGGTGGATTGGTTAAATCTCTGCGTTGAAGAAGTCATAATATCCATAGACACACCGCGTTCGCTCGTAGAAGCACTCATAAGTCCGTTAACATATTGCTCGGGTGGTTGAACCGATAGGCACAAGAATTCTAAATCACTCACAACATACGACGGGGCAACAAAAGCGGCAGTTCCCGCACCGACGGCAAGATTACCATTATCGGTGGA